ACTATAAAATCCAAAACCAGCACTTATTAAATTAACAGCAGTTACTAAACCTGCATATGTTGGGTCATTAGGATCACCTAAAACTGCTTCGAATTTTGGTACTTTTGCAGCAGCTTGTCCATCATAACCACCACCTATAAATTGGATACTTGGTGGTACATCATAATAAGATCCACTAGAAGTTAATGTAAGACTTGAAATAGAATAAATATTGGTGGTGGCATCTGGTACGAAATTATATATAGGGTAAACCAATGCACTGTGATAGTTACTGTACCCGATTCCAGCGTTTGAACCATATGGTAAACGAATGACCTTAAGATTTGCTGGTGATGTATTCAAAATTTGACTTGCAGTATAATAAAGATAATTCTCAGCAGAGTTTGAAGGATTTCCAAACTTATCTACAAAGTCTGAAACGCTTTTAACATCAATTACAGAATTTGTTGCTCCTTTAGAAGTAAAACCAGTAATTAATACGTTAGTTTCATTTACGTTTTGTATTACTATTGTATTATCAACTTCGTTGATCTGTACACCGGGTGATTTTATAGTTTGTTTTGTTGCCATATTTCTAATTATATTTACAATCACGAAATCCCATTTTAATGAAAAATTTTTAAAATTCGATTTGTGTGGTAAGTAATATTATGACAAACAAATTTGATGTTTTAGTAGAAAGTCTTTTAACAGAAGCTGGACGTTGCACTGGACCCACAAAAAAAGCACATTCAGATAGAAAGGGAAAAAAGTGGACCAAATGTGCAAAACAGTCCGATGGTTCATATAAGAGAATTCATTGGGGACAAGCTGGTGTTCGTGTAACTGGTAAATCTGGAAATACAAAAAGAAAGAAATCTTTCAGAGCTAGACACAAATGTTCATCAGCAAAAGCTGGAACTCCACGAGCAGCAGCTTGCGCTGATTGGTAAAATAGTATATAATAATCTTATGAATAAATTCGACAACATAATTGAAAAATTTTTAACAGAAAATCAACTGGATAGTGCTGCACAACAAGCAACATCGGCAGAAAAAAGTTCTGGGCAAAATATTACAACTGGTGGTGGTGCATTTAATGCAGCTGCTGATCTTCTAAAAAAACAAGCTGATACAATAGCACCTAATCAACCAAAAACACCTGTTCAACAATTACAAGCTTTAGTTGATCCCGAAAATAAAACCGTAACTGATTTTAAACAAATTAAATTAACTCCTGAATTAGAAAAACATTTAGAAAATATAGGTTTTGTTCAACCAAAACAAAATACTCAAACAACTGGAACAAATCCATCACAACAAAATCCAGTTAATCCAAACCCAAATCAGCAACAGGCTACTACAAATACCAACAAGCCTAGTTACTAATAAATTTCCAATCTTTATAGGAAATTAAAATTTATGTCAAAAAAACAACGCCCTAAAAAGCAAGTTAACAAAAAGCAATCCGGTAGAATTTTTCATGAAAATACTACTACAAATGTAGAATCAGTAAAACAGGGTGACAATTCACCATATGTTTTTCAAAGAGATAAATTATCTTTTGATTTATCGATTAAAAATTTACCGTGGACAGAAAAACAAAAAGAAATTATTGCAAGATTTTTAGATAAAGGAACAAAAGTTCTTTTACTTAAAGGACCAGCAGGAACTTCTAAAACGACTCTTGCTATGTATTGTGGATTGACACTTCTTAATATGAGAAGAATTTCAGACATGGTTTTAGTTAGATCTGCGGTGGAATCTTCGGATTCAAAGCTAGGGTTTTTACCGGGTACTCTTGATGAAAAAATCGCAGTTTATCTCACACCATTTCATGACAAATTTGAAGAACTTCTCTGCAAGGCTCAACTAGACAGACTCCAGAAAGATAATCGTTTAACAATTTGTCCAATCAACTTTGCAAGAGGTCTCCACTTTTCTGCTAAATTTGTATGCGCTGATGAAGTTCAGAATTTTTCAAGAAAAGAAATTCATACACTAATGAGTCGTATCGGTGAATTCTCGAAGGTTTTCCTTTGTGGTGATCCAGAACAATCAGATCTTCCATTTGGTAAATCAGGATTTAATAAAGTTTTTGATTTATTTAATAATGAAGAAGGTAGATCACATGGTATTTTCTGTATGGAATTAGGTGAAGAAGATATTGTTCGTTCTGAACTCTGTAAATTTATCACACATAAGTTTAAAGAATTACAACTTACGATACAACAGGAAGAAGCAAACAAAACACAACTTCAAAAAGAAAATCAACATAAAGAAGTTTCTCCAGAAAAAAAATCTTGGAAACCATCCGAAGGTAAGTAAGTATATATTACAATGAATAATAAGTCACAATATCAAACAGTAAACAATGTACCAATTGGTTGCACTTTTTGCGGTGCTCAAGTTCAGGGTCGAATAACAGAAAAGAAAGACCCAAGATCTCAGCAAATCGTAAAAGAATGCCGTTGGATTTGTTCAAGATGTGGCAATCTTTCAAAGATTGGTAACGTTAAATAATTTAGTATGGATCTGGATAATATCATAAACGAAGTTTATGAAAAAGGTGGTGGCAATTATCCAGCATATTCATCACCAGCTAGAAAAGATTATGTTCCTCTTTCATCAAGAAATACTCCAAATTATCCATACCAAAGAGGAACTCCACAGGATGATTTAACAAATCCTCCACCAGAATCTGTTCCAAGTATGCCTTGGCCTTTAGGTACAGCAGTGGATGATTTTTCTGATAGTTTTGTTTTTCTAGCTGCTGGTATGGATAAAATATCATCATGTGTTAAGAATAACCCGTCTTTATCTGATAAACAACGAGATGATTTAATTAAACTTTATAAATTATCAAAAGATGCTCTTAGTAAAATAAGAGAAGTTGGTTTAGTCTTTGCTAAAGTTGCAAATATTTCTGGACCACAACCTTCTCAAAATCCAGTTCCTACTTCAGAATATCATGGTCCAGAAACGGACCCAATGAAAAATACTGTAAAAATTAGAGTTAAATAGTTGACACGATATTGACTTTTTGATATATTATTTCTATGTCAAAAATTAAAATTCCTTGGGACTTTGTTAAGTCTACAGTTACAGTAATATCAATATCAATTTTAGGATCTTTATCAATAAAGATGTTTGGTGGAAATTTCTGGGCATCATTTTTATTGTTTTTCTCAATTCAATATATTTTATTTTCTTTTTTTGCAACAATCATTAAAAATTATTTTACTCAGCAAACCTATCAAAAACAATTGGACGTACTTGAGCCACTCTCCACTATACTAGAGTGTGCTTCATGTAGAACAAATAACGTAATGACATTTCTACCTGATCAAAATGAAAGAGCAGAATTTGTTTGTACTTCATGTGAAAGAAAAAATGTAGTCAATATTCAATTTTTGGTTGCTCAAGTTACAGAACCAATAATAACATCAAATGCAACTGGAGTACCTTTACTTCCTGAACTTCCTACTGAAAATATATGAAAAACTGGAAAGCAATTCACGAAGAAACATGCACATGGGCTAGATGGATAGCACTATACGAAGCAGTCAATATGATTGCAGATAAGTGTGAAGAAAAAAATATAAACTTTGATACTATAACTCTTGATCCATTAGAAATTAAAGATTATGTTGAAAGTACTCAAGATTTAATTGCTCGAAAACTTCTTAGTCAAGAGTATAAAATTGACATTTGTTATTCTGAACAAAATGAGAAAGTAAAAGCTGATGAATATCAGTTTGTTTAATAATCTCCATAAACACTAGTATTACTACAAGGATTTTCTTGTGGGTAATCGAAATTACCATCTGCAAGAGCTTCTAGTGCATCGTTATCATTGATAGGTTTGTTGCCTTGACCGGAACCGGGTGATCCGGGTTCGTGACTGTAATCATATCTCTTAGCTTTGAAAAACCACACATAGTGACCGCCCAAAGCATTGATAATAAATTCATCAACAACTTCTGTTAATTCATAAACAGTTGCTCCACGTTTAGGGAAATTTATTCGATCACTACCAAACTCTGTTAATTGTAATAAATCACTTGGTTTAGGTTCTGTGCCAGCACCAAAAACTTCATTATAATGTTCAGGATGAATAACCCCTGTTAAGTCACTATCAGCTATAATTCCAAATTTTGAAAGAAGATATGAATCATTATTTAAATTTAATAATACAAGTAAAGGTTTTGGTAAATCGAATCCAGCACTCGGCTCTTCACCATAAAGAACATTCATACCAGACAATGCAGATTTATTTACATAGTAATTTAATTCCTGACCATTTATTTCAATCTGTTCTTTCCACCAATTACTGAAAAGTTGCCTTTCATTATAATTGTTATTTTTATTTAAATAACGAAGTTTTTCCATTTTATTTTCCTCTAATAAAGAATCCAAATTTATTTTTTATGATAATAACGTTTGGATTTTTACCATTTGGTACGAGTCCAGTTGTTGTTAATCTTGGATCATTTAAATCTGTTATTCCATATACATCTTTTAATTCTTGTGGAGTTACTGGTCGTATTCCACCATTTTTTGCTGCAATAAGATCAGGATTCTTTTTCTTTTTTTGATAATCTGCAACAGTATTTAATGAACCACCATCTGTAATATTTTTACCAAGTGCTGCTGCCATTGATGTACTATGCGTTCCAGACTTTCGTTGTTCTAAAAAGAATTCTTTAAATGTCATGAATATACTTACAAAACAAAAAACCCCTCCGAAGAGGGGTTTCTTTTATTTTTTAATTTTTAAGATTAGGATTGATCTTCTACTGCAAACTTACCAGCCTTAACTCCACCAACGTTTCTACTGGCTTGTTTCTGGAGATGTTCAATACCAGCTTTGTTTTCAAAAGCTTCTGGCTTACCATCAACCTTCTTACCCTTTACAATTTGTGCGGATTTTTTTGTAACAGGAACTGCACCCTTTACAGTGTGAGTACCTTTCTTTGTGAGACCACCTTCAAGTTTTTCCTGATCAACAAGAGCATGTCCGAGAACTTCAGCGTCTACTTCTTCCTCATTGAGTTCTTCCTCGTCATCAGAACCCTCTTCAGATTCTTCTTCAGAACCCTCTTCAGATTCTTCTTCCTCTTCACTTTCTTCTGAAGCATTGATCTTATCTTCGATCTTGGATACAAGATCCTTTACTTGTGAAAGGAGACTTTCGAGAGTTTCTTCTTCTGTGTCTTCCTCTTCCTCGTCTTCGAGATGTTCAAATCCGTGATCTTCACCTTCTGATTCATGACCAACACCTTCTGGACCACCGAAATCACTATCAGGTGCTAATTCATTACCAGCTTCTGTTGAAAAATCAAAAGTGTTTTCAGAAATGATTTTATTGAAAAGAGCATCAAATGGATTCTTGGATTCTCCACTGATTGATAATCCGGACTTCTCTTTAGCTTTTTTAGGTTCACTCTCAGAAGTATCAGAAGAAAGATGCTTTGGTGCTTCTTCTGGTGTTTCAAGTTCTTTCTCAACCTTTTCTTCTGCTGAATCATCAACAAAGTTATGTGTATTCTTTTCGGTTTCTCCAGTGCGATCACCGAAAGGCTTTTTTACTGAGGCTTTAGTTTCATCAACAGCACCATCTTTAGCGGATTCGTTGATTATCTTTAAATAGGCTTTTGTTATTGGGTCCATATGTGTTTGAAATATTTACACTCGTCTTATACCATTTCTATAGTTTTTTTTATTTTTTATTATTATAATATCTTTTTGGTTTTTCTGGACATTCAATTCCATATGTATGGTTTTCAACTCCTCTACATTCTTTCATATCTACATAAAGTAATTCACCTGTTTCATGTAGATGAACTAAAAATACACCATTTTCAGTCATACCATAATCAATATGTATTAATGCAAACCCTTCACCTTTTGGAGTTTGAATCCAAAATGGAGGGTCTAATTGTAATTGACTAGTAGCCATTTAACATACTTACTGCTTCTTTTTTATAATCTCTGGATTCATATAATACATAATCATCTTTACCAGCAACCCAAACAATTCCACAATAAGAAATTTTAAATGGAGTATTTCTTTCAAATATTTCTTTATATAAAGAAAGCTGAAGACTGTACTTTGAATACTCACACTTGGGAATATAGTCAAAAGGCTTGAGCATATTTTCACCATATTGGTTATCCATTTTAATTTCCTTATTTGTTTTATAATCAAAAATTGCAAATTGATTTGTTTTAATATTAAATGACAAATTATCTATAGTCCCACAAATTCCTGTTGATTTATCACCAACTACAAATTCAGATTTAATAAGAATGTGATCTTTTTTCCACCAATCATAAAATGATTTAAAATTTTTAATGAGAAGTGCCATCTCAGAATAATAGTTTTCTAAATCTTCTTTATAATATCCTGCACTACCACTTATGAGTTCTATGATCGATTCTCTATCAATTGGAATCTGTCTTCTCTCTAGGAAATTTTCAACATATAGGTGGAATTCAGATCCTTTATGACATGAATAATTTTTATTTCTTTCCCATTTTTCTAAAACATATTCAATTGGAACTCCATCTTTCTTTGCAATTCTTGTTGCAAGAGTTTGAGAATCAAAAGGTTTTTCGTATTTGGAAATAAG